TAACAGACCATTATGGAGTATCGAGTTGTTTTGTAGATAAAGTAGAGATTGCTGAAGATGAAACTGTTAAGTTACATATTAAGTTTGATTTTATATTAGATATAGTACCACCAAAACCACCAGCAAGAACCGATATATCAAAGGTAAGAAGTTTAATACCATGGCTTACACAACATAGAGGAATAAATTGGGGATTAATAACCTACGACCAGTTTCAAAGTCAAGAGTCAATGCAAGAATTAGATAAAGCAGGATTTCCAGTAGCTTATCAATCCGTCGACCGTACAGATGAAGCATATTTAGCATTAATAGATTATATAAGTGAGGAAAGAATAAAATTCCCATATAATAAAGAATTTGAATTTAACTTATTTAATCTAGTACATTATAGAGATAAAAGGAAAGTAGACCATTTATCAGGATTTAGAAAAGATATATCAGATTCAGTAGCTGGTAGTTTATATAATGCTATAAAATCAAATGTATATCAAAATGAATTAGTACAAGAAGATTTAAACATTTTATTTGAGATTTAAGTAGAGAAATTATATATTATATTAGGTGATGTGATAATGAATATAGGACAAAATATTTTAACTAATATAAATGAAAAAGCAAGTATAGATTGGAATAATTATTTAACCAAAGATGAAGTAAATAAATTCCTATCTAAAGATGATAAAGTAGAAAGTGCAGAAGAAATTATAAGAAATACAAAAGGTAATTTCTTTCAAAAATATTGGGACCAATTTAAAAATGATTGGACTAAAGATGAACTAGTACATGATTTAGCAAATTTTTATTATAATGACCATTTAATAAATGAAAGTAAAGAATTTGATTTATGGAAATCTCAAATAGACAATAAAAATAATGAGGAACTAGGTCTATATTTAGAAAAATTATATGATAAATATAGAAGATTTGATGATAGTAAAGATTCAAATATTCCACCTAAAGAATATCAAGAATTAATGAAAAAGATAAATTATATAGAAAATAAGCTTGGTCATACAAGGAAAATAGGTAGAACATTAAACTAAAAGAAAGGAATAGATAGTATGGGAATATTTAATAGAAAAGGTAAAACTGAAAATCCTAAAGCTAATTTAGATGCTGATTTCTTAAAAGAATATGCTCAAGCAGACGGTGTAGATTTATATTCTTTTATTCAAGGTATTAGAACTATTGATAGTAATTACATAAATAATGATAATCTAATAGAGAGAATGAAAGATGATTCTATTATATCATCTGCTATTGATATGTGGACTGAGGATGCTTTACAAAGAGACCCACAATCAAAAGAGATATTTCATATAGAAATAGATAATCCAGATGACAAACTAGAAGATAAATTATCAAAAGGTCTATCAAAAGAATTAGATAGATTTTTAAAAACTGATTTAAGGATGGAGAAATATTTAGTACCTATTATTAAAAGAGTTTTAATTTATGGTAACTGTCCTGTAAAATTAGATTTTGCAGATGCTTTAACTGATGATAAATTAGAGCTAAAAGAAAGTAATAAAACTACTATTGAAGATTTAGCTGGTAAAATAGAACCATTATTTGGAAATATAGAAGTAGATAAAGCTATTGATGATATATCAAGATTAAAAGAATCTGAATATATAGTAGACTGGGAACAAATGGGAGAAGATATAGTTCCAAAAGACCATGACCAAATAAAATTATTACAAGAATCTATTGAACAGGGTTATAGTAAAATTTTAAAAGAAGCTGATGCTCCTGTAAGTTTAAATTCATTTACAAGAATGATTAAAGGTAGATGGTATACTGAAATATTAGGAAGAGGAACTAATATATATGAATTATCATCTAAACAAAAAACAGTTGCATATATGGATAGAGATAATCCAAATAAATTTATTAAACCAGATAGAATAGTAAACTTTGCAAATAATACTGGAAAACATAAAGTAACTTTTGAATTAGGTGATAGAAATCTTTCAGTAAGTAAAAAACAATATTTTAGTTTAGAAAGAGGAGAATCATTTATTGAAAATGCAATGCAAAGTTGGCAGGTATTAAGTGCACTAGAAGATATATTATTACTTACAAGAATGACAAGGTCTATTCTTTATAGAATCTTTTCAGTTGAAGTTGGAGCAAAAGGAAATAAAGAAACAAGAGACTTATTAGATAGATTAAAAAATAAAATAAAGATGGATGAAACCGTTGATATTCGTTCTAAGATATATAATTCATCACTTACACAAGTACCTCTTGGTGATAGTATATTTATTCCAACTCGTAATGGTGTAGGTGTAATTGATGTAAAAACAGTAGGTGGAGATATAAATTTAAAGGATGCAATAGATTTAGATTACTTTAAAGATAAGTTATTTGCAGGATTAAGAATTCCAGCTCCATTCTTAGGATTTACAGAAAGTTTACCAGGTGGTATTGGTGATACATCTCTTACAAGAATGGATATAAGATATTCAAGAACAATAGCAAGAATCCAAACGATATTAGCAGAAGGATTAAAAGATTTATGTTTAGTTTATTTAAAACTAACAAGAACTTCTAAAGCATATGAAGAATTACCAGATTTTAGAGTAGTATTTACATCAATTAATAGTGCCGAAGATTTATCAAGAACTGAATTAAAACAAACACAAATGCAAACCTTACAAACATTAATTGAGAACTTAGGTAAATTAGGTGTAAATATAGAAGAGAATTCTGAAGGATATGAACAAACAAGACAAGAACTAATTAAACAGTTCTATGGTTCAACTTTATTAGAAAAAATATTAGAAGATGAAAAAGCAATGCCAGTTCAGAATCCAACTGAAGGAGACCCAGGTGGATTAAGCAATGATGGACCATCTGGAGGAGGACCTTCTTTAGATGTTAATATAGGACCTGGTGGACCTGGACCTATGGATTCTGATTTAGGTGGAGAAGATGAAGAAGGTTCAGAAGAAGGTTCAGAAGATATGGATACTGATATAGATGTTGATACAGATATAGAACCATCAGAAGAAGAACCAGGAAGAACATTAGGATAAAATAAAATTAAGGAGGAGTTATGAGTAAGATATTATTAGAAAAAAGAATGAACCAAATGATGAGTGATACAGAAAATCAAACTCCTAAACTTGCAGGTAGAGCAGATTTTGTAAAATCAGATTATATAGGAATGAGTAAATTTGGTATCTATAATTTTAGAACTACGAGTCAAACTAATCAAGGTTTGTTTTGGTTTCAACAATTAGAGGTACCAGACCTTGCAAGTAAAGTTATAGACGAAGATATAACAATAGATTTTATAAAGAATTTAGTTGAGAATGATGACATAAAAGTATATTGTGATTGTCCTGCATTCTTATATTGGTCATTAAAATATAAAGCAAATTCAAATAATTATGGTATAGAACCAGAAACTCGTAGACCAAAAAGAAATAATGTAAGGTTACAAGGAAGTAATTGTAAACACTTACAATCTGTAATGCAACTATTAAAGTCAGGAACTCCTTATGAGCAAATGACTAAAGATACAATAAATTGGGCTAAATATAATGCTGGTGAAGAATATAGAAACTTCCAAAAAACAAGAATTAATAATGACAAATATAAGAAAGAAAATAGATTAAATTATGAAACGGCAGATTCTTATATGAATGATTACTTTGCAAGTAAAGCAGGATTTAATAAATTCTTAGATGATGAAGATATAAAAGGAAGTTTAAAAGCAGAAATAGAAAGAACAGCAAAGACTGACCCAGGTATGACATTAGATGATTTTATAGAAGATGAATTTGGAGTACCAGGAGTTCAAGGACTTGCAAATGATTTACAAATAGATGTAGGTTATGTAGAACAATATTTTAAAGATTTAGGATTCTAAGAAAGGAGGATATAGATGGCAGGCCGAATATTTAGAAATGTTGGTAATACAGCAAGAGAAATTAAAAACTATACTTCTAATATACAAGATGATATATTTCCTATGTTAGAAAAATATGGAATAATTATGAGTAAAAAACCTTTTACTATGGATAAAGTAACTGTTGGATATATGGGAGATTCATATAAAGATGATTATATAAAATTATATTTTAACTGTATACATCAGGAATTAGAAACTAGTGAAGATATGAATAGCACATCTGTATTTGCATCTATAGCATATAATGGAACTTATTTTAAAGCTGGTGTAATTGATGTAAAGAAACCAGCAGAAGCAGCTGAAATATTATATGGAGCATTATATGAAGAAGGTTATAGAACAGATGAAGAAACTCGTAAACAACAAGAAGAAGATAAACAAAAGCAACAAGAGGAATATAAACAAAAACAAGAAGAACTTGCAAGAAAAAAAGAAGAGATAAGACAATATGCTAAAGATAATGAAGAACAGGAAAATACAGAAGAAATGTCTGACGATGAAATAGAATACTTATCTCAAGTACAAGAATCACATAAAGAGTTTGATAGACTATTTAATATATATTTAAAAAAATTAAATGAAACTAATGATATTAATGGTAAGATAGTAGCTTCTATTATGCTTTTGAATGACGATGGTTCTGGACAATTTTTAGGGGTAGATATGTTTTATGTAACAGGTAATAACTGTTTAGTACAAACAAATAAGATAAATCCAAAAATAGACCAAGTATCAACGTGGACTAAAGCAAAAGAATATTGTTTAAAAGTTGCAAAAAAATTAAATGGTGTTATGAGTATTTATGCACTTGATTCTAAAGATAAAGAGATAAAATTAACACCAGAAGAAATATCTGGAGAATCAGATGATACAGTATCTGATGGTATAGATACAGGTATTAACTTATAGAATATGCCTGGTTATTACCAGGTTTTGTTTTAAGACATTTTTATATACTGAAAGATAAATTATATACTTAAATATATAAAGTGTCTTAAAACTTAAATAAATTGGGGGGTGTATTTATTATGTATTTTTGTATTTTTGAAAAATTTGCTTATGGTTGGTTTTATGTAAGAACATTGAAATTTTTAGATATTAAAGAATTAGTAGATTTATATGATATAAAGAAAGATATAACACATATAGAAGAAGAGTTTAACAATTATTGTATAGAACATTCAAATAAAGAATATAAATTATATGTTAAAAGTACAGACCCGGCTGATACAGATATTGTAGCAAGAAAGGAGAATAAATAATGAAACAAATATTAAATGAAGAAATGGTGCAATCTTTGTTTGAGACTATAGAAACTGGAAGAAAAGACCCAGCAATACTTAGAACAATAAGAGGAATTGTAGCAGATTTCAATCCAAATAGAAATGGAAGAGTATATCCAAGAGAATTATGGGAGAATGTAATTAATTCAGAATATGTAAAAGAAATGATAAATAGTAAAATGCTTTTAGGTGAAGCAGACCATCCAGCAGAAAGAGTAGAGATAGAGATTAAGACAGTATCACATGCTATAAATAAATTATGGATTGAAGGAGATAAAGTATTAGCTGAAATGGATATATTAAATACCCCAGAAGGACAAAAAGTAAATACATTACTTGAATATGGTTCTAAAATTGGTGTATCTAGTCGTGGTGCTGGAGAAGTAGGTTCTGATGGAATGGTAGACCCTAATAGTTATCAATTCTTTACATTTGATATAGTAGCAAGACCATCAGTAGCTGCAGCAAGAATAGCAGAAGCTGAGAATAAAGATATAAGTACATTAAAAGTAGTAAATGAATCAGAGATAGCAAATATTATAAAGAGTTATAAAAATATTGACCAAAAATTAACTGAAGCTGAAAATAAATCTAATTTTACATATATAAAAGAAAATGAAGAAGTATCTTTTAAAACAAATATAATTAAGGAATTAATGGAAGAGAATGATAGTTTAAATAGTTAGAGGTGGCCCTATGACTGATAAAGATAAGGAAGTACAAAAATTAGTAATTATAAGATTACAAAATTTATTAAGGACACAGGGAAATTATGTTTATAATGATAAATTACTAAGTACTGGAGATAAATGTTTACAAATGGATGTAATATTAGACTGTATAAAATTTTTAGAAGATTATCATGAAAATGTAAAAGTACTTAATAAGCATTGCTTAAAGAAAAAACAAAAAGAAAGGGGTGAAATTGGTGAGTAATACTAAAAATTTATTTGAAAGTATGCTATCATACTTAAATGAGAATGAAGAAAAGTTAAATCCAAAACTTTGGACAGAAAATAAAGAATTAATTCCAGAGGTAAAAGAACATTTAATGAAAATAGTCGATGAATTCTTAGACCATTTTACTATTGATATAGATGTTAAAGATATAAATATAATCGGTTCTAATGCAGCTTATAATTATAAATCAAAGTCAGATATAGATTTACATGTTGTAACAGATTTTACAGAATATCCAGCAGACGTAGATATAATAGATGAGCTATTTAATGCAAAAAAGAATAATTTTAATAACAATTATGATATTACAATAAAAGATTTACCAGTTGAATTATATATAGAAGATATTAATAATCAAGCTGAATCAAATGGAAGATATTCAATTATGACCGATACATGGATACAAGAACCAGAATATATAGAAGAACCACCAGTAAATCAAGACCTAGTAAAAGAATGGTCATCTAAAATAGAGAATGCAATTAAAACAAATGATTCAGATAAAATGAATCAATTAATGGACGAGATTTGGGATAATAGAAAAGAAGATGTTAAACAAAATGGATTTACAGGAGAATTCAATTTAGTATTTAAAGCACTAAGAGCAAAAGGTTTATTAGATAAGATAAGACAAGCTAAATATGATGCCACATCAGAAGAATTGTCAATGAAATAAAGGAGGAATAAAAATGAAAATTATAAATGAAAATGTATCTAAAAATATTTTAAATAAATTAAATGAAGATTTAGCAGAGGTTATTAAAAATAAAGATAATACTATTACAATAATAAATCAATTTGGAGAAGAAAAAAGTTATAACTCAGTTGATGAAGCTATAAGTGAATATGAAGACTTAGTAATTGAATTTGAAACTGAAGAAGATGAAGAATCTGCTTTATTAGCTCAAGATATTTTAGATGAGCTTTATGATTTAAAATAAAGAAATTTTATTAATCTTTGAAGAAGTGCACAAAAATAGCTCATTTTTTGCACTTTTCTTATATATAGAAGTAGAAAAGGTAATATTTTATATTACCTTAACTAATTTGATTAAAATTTTAAAGGAGGAAAAACCATGGTAGTTGACAAAATGTACCTTAAAGAAGGTGAAGCTTTAGTTAAAAAGTATGATAGAATGGTATCTGCTGTTGACAAAGCTCTTAAAGAGTCTGCTGCTTTTGGACAAGGTTTAGATTCTGAAAGAAAAATGTCTTTAGCTATAATGCTTGATAACGTTTCAAGAAATTTTGATGCTAATGCACCAAGAATAATTACAGAATCAGGAACACAAGTTGTAGATATTGCAAAGAAAAATGAATATCTTAACTTAGTTGCTGCTGTAATGCCTACATTAGTAGCAGAAGATGTTGTTTCAGTACAACCTTTGAAACAAAAAGCAGGTGTAGTTTATTATATGAAACATGTTTATGATTCAAACAGAGGACAAATCAAAGTAGGAGATAACATCAGTAATTATATCCAAGTTGGACCAGATGCTGATAAAATCCCAAATGCATTTGATTATTCTTCTGAGAGAATTGAAGGAGAGCAAGTTGTACAAAATACTGAATCAAATGGTTCATTTGTATTAGCTTGGCTTCCAGTAGTTCCAAAATCTGTATCTTTCAAAGATAATGCAGATGCTGCATATACAGATGATGGTGAAGGAAACATCGTTAAAAATGGTGCTACAGTTGGTGCTATCGACTATGCTACAGGTGCTGTAACATTTACAAGTGCTGTAACATTAGCTGATGGTGAAGAAGTATCTTATGCACAAGACTTATTCACAGCTCCAGTAAATGCACCAGCAATTAGAACAATAATTGCTGACGTAACAATAACAGCTAGACCAAGAAAATTAAAAACAGGATTCTCAATGGATGCTGCTTATGATTTAGCTGCTACACAAAACATTGATTTACAAACATTACTTCAAGCAACAGCTACTGATGAAATCAGAGCTGAAATTGATGGAGAGATTTTAAATGATTTAGGAAATTCTGGAACAACTATGAGTGTAAGTTTCAACTTACCAGTTCCTTTTGGAATTAACAAACATGACCATTATGAATCATTCTATCAAGTATTAGTTGCTGGAGCTAATAAAGTATATCAAAAAACAAGAAGAGTAACACCAAATATCGTTATTGTTGGTGAATTAGCTGCTAACGTAATTGAGACTATGGACAAGTTCAAAGCTGCTCCAAGTTTAAATACTGCAGGACCACATATAATGGGTACTTTGGCTGGTAGATTCTTAATTGTTAAGAACCCATACTATGCTTCAAATAAATTTACATTAGTATATAGAGGAGATGTTACATTGGATACAGGTTTCGTTTATGCACCTTATATGCCAATTACAGCTACTCAATACATAATGGATAGTTCATTCTATGGACACCAAGGATATGCTACAAGTTATGGAAAGAAACTAGTAGCTCCTGAATTCTTCTGTAATGGTTTAATTACAGAAATAAATCAATAATAACATTTTTAAGTGTTATTAAATAAATTAAATTAAGACAATAGTAGGTCATAGATTTATTTTATGGCCTACTATTTTTATTTTTCGCTAAAAAACTATTTACTTTTTTACGATTTGATGATATAATTAATTTGAAGAATTTAATATAATTAAATTAAGGAGGTTGATTTTTATGAAAATTTTAAAATTTAAGTATGCTGGAAATGTAAGTTATGTAGGAACAAGAAGATATGTTGTATATGAAGTATATCATGATGAAGAAAAATTAATTGCTACAATTTACTCACAAGAAAAAGATATTAAAATAGTTGCTGATGAATATGCAAAAGCTAAAAGAGAAGATAATGTTATTTTAGAGTATAATGAAGAAGATAATAATATAACATATTAATAAATAGGGGGTAGTTATATGAAGATGCCTATGAATTATGAAGAAAGAATTAAATTAACAGATAAATTTTGTGGAATGAATGGTGAGTCTAATTTATGGACTTGGGAAGAAATTAAAGATTTAAAGAATAAACATTTATTAGAGAATTTTGATTTATTTGTTATTTATGAAGATGATAAGGAATGGCATTCTATATTATTTATAAATAATAGATGGTATGTAGTTCCTGAAGATGAAGAAATGCAAGAAGTAAGTGAGTATGTTTTAGAAAAATATGTATATCTTAATAAAAACTTTAAAGATAATCCATATCAAGATTTTATTAAAAGAAGAGGAGATTCTGAATTTAATGAATTATCTATGATGGATAAACAAAAAGTATATACTGGAACTTATCTTCAACAAGAATTAAATGAAACCTTAGACGGTTTAAAAGGAGCCTTTAAAGATTTAATTAAAATATTAAAAGAAGAAAAGGAGAACAAGAATGAATAACATAGGAATAAAAATATATGGGTTCTGTGATGGATATTTTGGTAGTGATGATTATGATGATAAAATAATTATTTATGAAACACCAACAAGTATATTTTGTAAGTATATAAATGAAGATACTTATGTAGCTACTAATTTTAGATTTCCAGAAGAGAAACAAAGATTAATTAATAAATGGAGTGTTAAAAATGGATAGAAGACATATAAAAACAATACTAAAGAATATCGATAAATTGGAAAGAGAATTATATACAAATTATACAAGTCAAGAAATATATGATGCAATTGTGGAATTATTAGATAAAGATAAATATAAAACATTTACTCCAAATTGTGATTTAATTTGGAATATCTATTCAGGTGTGCAGATGGATTTAGATTTAGACGATGAATATGAAAGAGAGGACGACTTTTAAATGAGAATTGAAGGAAAAAGATGGGAATTAGATATTGATAATATATGGTTATTAATGATTTTTATTTGTATAATTGTTGCTATAATGTTTGGAACATTACTTAAATCAAGTGAACAAGAATTGAAACTAAAGACCGAACAAGAAAAAACAAAACAATATGAACTACAATTACAAATTGAACAACAGCATAATATAAATAAGGGGGTTAATTAATATGAAATCTAAAAATGGAAAAGAAATAATAATACATAGTATAGACGAGTTCGGTGCATTTAAAAATGAAAAGTACGAAGGATTTAAGCTAGCTTGGGATTCTAATATAGGATTTGGAGAAATGTTATTTTCAAAAAAGGTAAATGATAAGGATGCAACTTGGGAAGTACAAACAGAATGTATGTCTACTAATGATGACAAAGAATTTATTAGATTAGTATTAGACCGATTTATAGAAGAATTAGATGTAATAGAATAGAGGTGAAATTAGTGGAAGTAAGAATAAAAATGAATGCAAATGTTGTATATGATGTAAGTAATTCTGGTAATATAATAGGAACAGATATAATAGACCAATTATTTGATTTAAAAGAAGTAACAAAAATACAAAATAATGTAGTAAAATCAATAGAAAATTGTTTATATAATGGTAAACGTATTAAAAAAGCAGTATATGATATGTTAGTAAATGAGTTAGTTCTTTTGTTAGAAGATTAATTATTTAGTTTAAGGAGTAATTGATTATGAGTAAGATAATAGAACGAGATACTATGGTTGTAGATAAAAATTTAAGAGAATTGCATATAAGAAATAAGTTACCACAAATAGTAGTACCAGCAGATAAAGTAGATGCTTTTATAGATTGGTGGAATAAAGATATAAGATTTCAACAAGAAATACCACATTCATTTGATGAAGGATATTTAATACTAAATAATACATTAATGGAATCTGATGTATCTAAATTTGCACCAATGATAAAAATACTTGCAAAAGAGTTTAAATCTACTTATAGAAATATTGAGAATCAATTAAAAGATTTTATAGCAAATTCTCAATTAATAACTTTATACTTTGTTTTTAGTGATAATAATCTTAAAGTATATATGTATGGTCCAGATAAAAAGATAATAACATCCATGTCTTTAGATATTGGTGAAGGAGAACCAGAACCTGAGATTCCAGATTTAGCAAAGACTGAAATTTCTTGGGAAGAATATCAAAATACATTTAATATATCTTGTGTAGATATATTAATAACAGTATTATGGTATCTAGCAACAAGTTCTAATAAAAAATATTATTATGAAAGAAGTAATGATAAATCTCAGAATATAAATTCGACTGATAAAAAGATAGTAAAAGTAAAGAAATATAAAACAATATCAACACCAATTTATGACCTAAATAAAGTAAAAAGCATAAAGGTAGAAACTTGTATAAAACATAGAAAAGGTTGGACATATTCTCATAGTTTCCAAGTTCACGGTCATTATAGACATTATAAGAATGGAAAAGTTATTTTTGTTAAATCATATATAAAGGGACAAAATAAAGAATTTAAACAACAAACTATAATAGTAGAACCAAAAGGATAATATAATTATATGGGTGTTTAACTCATGAAAGTACACTGTCTTATCAACATAGATAATTGGGTGTAAATATATGACAAACTATATTTGTCACAATAATAAAACTATCCAGATTTGCAGCCAATAGCAAATATTGTTTTATATATGTATAATTTGTCATAATAATAAAACAATTCATGTACTGATAAAAATAGTTTTATTATAATAATAAAAACAAGAAAAGAGCTATATGAAATAGCTATATGTATAATTTGTCATAATAAAACTTCTATGTTTATTATAGCTTAATTTATTATAATTTAAGGAGGTAATTAGAATATGAGTCATTTTACAGTATCTGTAATAACTGAAACAAATAATATTGATGAAGTAGATAATCTATTAGCACCTTATAATGAGGATATAGAGAACTTTCCAAAGAAAGATTTAATGTTTCATAATACAACTAAAGAAAATAAAAAAGATTGGAGAACTAAAACTATATCAATGGTAAGATTAAAAAATGACAGACTAGTTCGTGATACAGATAATATGTTTAGAGTTGAAAAGAAAAATGATAGAGGACTTGTAATTGAAGTAAATTATGTAATACCTGAAGATTCGGTCAAAGTAGAGGTACCAAGAAAAGTAATATATCCTACATTTGATGATTATATGGTCAATTATTGTGGAGAAAAGAAAGATAAAACAGCTAGAGCTTATGGCTATTGGACAAATCCAAAAGCAAAATGGGATTGGTATAGCGTAGGTGGTCGTTGGTTTAATATGTTATTAGTAAAAAAGACAACTAAATCTGGACAACAAAGATTAAAAGAAATAGATAAAGCATGGAAAACATATCATAAAGAGATGGCAAATACAATAGATGGTAGAAAACATATATATGAACCAAAAATAAAAGAAGCACCGGAAGGATATGTTTGGGTAAATAGTGCTAAGATAGGTGAAGTAGAGTTTGACTTAATGCTTAAAGATGAATATAATAAGGCCTTTAGATTCTGGGAATTAAAAGTAGAAGGACAAAAACCAGCTAATAAAGATGAAGAAGAAATATTAGAATGGGATTGGTTTAGAACTGAATATTATACTGAAAGATATAAAGATAAAGAAGAGTATGCAACATATCAAAGTATGTTTGCTACTTATGCATTATTAGATAAAGATAATTGGTATTCAAAAGGAGAAATGGGTTGGTTTGGATTTGATGATAGTACTGGACAAAGTGAAAAGGACTTTTTAGATTTCTTAAATTCATATATTAAGAATCCAGATAATCAAGATAAATATATAACAATAGTTGACTGTCATATATAAATAAAATAATATTTTAAGAAGTTATGAAAAATAACTTCTTATTTTTTTGTTCTCATTTTATATATAAATATAGGTACATAGTAAATTTTATAGAAAATAAAGGAGGATTATAACTATGGAAAATTTATATAATGCTAGATTAAGTTTTAAAGGAGAAGGTAACTTTACTTTTGTTTTACCAAATTATGGAGAATTAACAATATATGCTGGTAAAGATATTTATGTAAAAGGTTTAACTGTAAATGGTGTAGAAGCATTAAGACAGCTAAGACCATTATTATTAGACCACAAATTAAATGCTAAACCAGATGGATGTTATAAAGTTTTAGACTTAGTAACATTAAGACAACCAGTACAACATATACAAAGAGTACAAGAACCTGTTAAATCAGTTGCTGATTTAAAAGCAGAATTAATAAAAACAACTGGACCTATAGTAGTTGAAGAACCTATAATAGTAAAACAAGAAGACATAATAAATGAAGAAGAATCTAAAGATTTTGCTGAAACAGATATTATTGATGTAGAGGCACCAGAAGTTATTATTGAAGAACCACAAGAGGTAGAAGTTACAGAACCAATAGTAACTGAACCAGTAGAAGTTAAAGATGAATCTAAAAAAGAAACTAAATCTAAAAAGACTACAAAAACAGGTACTAAGAAAAGAACAACAAAGAAAAAATAAAGGAGAATTATTATGACAGAATCAGATGTAAGAAAATATGTTAAGACACAACTTGGTATTTCTTGGGTTGATGTAGAGGCTGAGACTAAAGATATAAATGAAATGATAACAATGGCATTAGATAAGCTAGCTCCTTATTATGAAGGACATCGTTTTGTACAAGCATCTGGAGGAGTCATAGATTTATCATTACATAAACCATTAACTATTGAAAAAGTATATGAAATAAAAGATAGTAGCTTATTATCATTAGAGGATTATACTTTTGGAGGAATTGGTATTGTTATATATGATACACAATTTATATCAAGGATTTTAACATATCAAACATATAAAGCTTTATGGAATGAAATACAATATCAAAAAGGAAAGAATTATAAACTTATTAATAATAAATTATATTTAGATGGTTATGATGGAGAAGTATTAATAGATATGTTAGTACGACCATATGTAGTTTCTGATATAGATGAAAACTCACAATACTGTCCTTGGGTTAAAGAATATGTACTTGCTTTAACTAAAGAATTGTTAGGAAGAGTAAGAGGTAAGTTTAATGTAGAAGGAAGTCCTTATACATTAGATGCTTCTCAATTATTATCAGAAGCACAACAAGAAAAAGCTAATTTAGAATCTCAACTTATAGGAGAGATATTTGTTGTATAAGAGGAGGTATAATTATGGCAGTAAAAACCAGAGGAAAATTATATCCTTCTCAAAGAGAATTAGATTTATATAGAAAGAATTTTGTAGAAGGTGCTAACTTAGAAGGAAGACTTGGAAATTTATATCAAGTAGATTCAATAGACCAGATAAATACAGATGAGTACTATACTTGGAAAAGTGCAGTACTTGTATCTTATTATTTAGTACAGAATCCAAAGAAGTCATTATTACTTAAATATAATTGGTATGCTGAGGATAAGAATCAGCAACCAATTATATGTTATTTAACTTTTTGTGATAGTGAGAATAAACCAATATATCCTTCTGAAGGAGCAATACTAGAAATTACTACAAGAACTGACCCACATAATGAACGGAAGTAATCAAACTTTAAAATTTGATATAGTACAAGTTCAGACAGATTATGATATGGCAATGTTTATATGTAATTTAGCACCTCACAGAGAACAATTAAAACCTATAAATCCAGTTCCGACCGAAAAGGATATGACTAATGAAAATAGATTTTTAAATAGAAAAATAATAGGAGAAGAAGATTTAAGATGATAATTTTAAATACAAGTCAATTTCAATTAAATCCAAACTCTATAAAAGAACTATTTATTGTATATTGTAATAAAGAACTCTCACAATTATTAAATAGTAAATCTAAAGATTTAAGAACTATTTTAGAAAGATATTCAATAGAAGATATTAAAAATGCATTAAATGCTATGTTGATAGATGAGAATGGAGACTTAGTAGTACCAGAACATTCAGTAAGTTCAGTAATACTGAGAGAACTAGAGTTTGGTAGTGCTGATTCAAATGCATTACATATTTTATCAAAGACAAAGAAAAGAATGAGTATAAAGGAGGATAAAAGATATGTTCTCTGAATTTAGTAAATATGGAGAAGCATTTAGAAATTTAATTGCAGAAGTATTTAATGGAAACATAATTATGGAACCGGTAACTACAGCTTTTCAGTATGCTACAAAAGATACTGGGAATAAGTTAACCTTTCCATTTATAAGCTTTTATCCAGATAATACAATGTATTTAGATAAGAAAAATAATGCAATGCCATCTTATAATACTGGAGTTCAATTTGAAAATCCAATAAATATTTATAATGAAGATGGTTCATTTAAAGAAAGTAATAATAGATTAGCAAAAAATGTTGAATTTTTATATATAATAATAGGTTATCAATTAGATGTATGGGGTACAAATAGATTAGATACTGAACAGTTAATGCAAGAATTAATCTTTTGGCTACATATAAATCAACAAGTAGAAACTGAATATAGAGGTGTAAAACTTACATTTACTTTCGAACTTGGAGATAATATAGTGGATAATACAGACCTTGTATCTTATCAATCTAATGGTAAGTTATATAGATATACATATAATATAGCAATTCATGCAGCAATAATGAGAAGTGAAAACTACTTTACTGTACTACATCCAAATATAAAGGTAGAAGAGTTAAAAAGTAAAAATATGAGAGGAGAATAAAATTATGGCTTTACCTAACGTAAATGTAAATGTTCAAGAAGAAACATTATTAACAAACAATTCAACTATACCATTTGTACCAGCTGTATTAATTAAAACAAAGTCTGGTCCTATTGGTACTATTGAGACAGTAACATCTGAGTCTCAATTTAAAGCATTATTTGGAGACAGTGATTATACTGTACCATCAGCTTATGCTATTCAAACATACTTAAGAAGCTATGCTTATGTATTAGTAATGAGATTAGCAAATGAAACTGAAGCAGCAAAAGGAAACGCTACTATTGCTGCAGTAACAGGAGAAGACGAAGAACAAGTAACAACAAATCTTGTTAAAGTAGAAACAAATTATAAGACTGACTTATTTAATGGAAAAGAAATTAAACTTGTATATGATGGAACAAATCATAAATTATGGTTTGATTTATCAGCAGTAACAGGAAAGAATACAATTTCAATTAAAGAAAGCTTTACTGCAGATACTGCAAAAGCAGACGAGTTAGAAACAGTACTTAATAAATTAATAACTTCTGTAAATTTAGGAAACTTTGGATTTACAATGACAAACCTATTTATAGATAAAACAGCAACAGACCCAATTCCAGGAGTAGAAGCATTTGTAAATGGTATTTCAGCATATATTACTGGTGGTAATAGTGGTAATACAACACCTTTAGATGAGACAAAAGTTAAAGAAGCAATTACTAAATTTGATTTACCAGATAGAAATATAGATGTTATGACTATTCCAGAATATTCTACAAATCAAGTTATAAACCATGCATTAGAGTTAGCATTAAAGAATAACTTTATTGTATTATCAGGAGTAAGAGGAAATACTATAGAAGAAGCTGAACAATCAGCACAAACATTTAATATTGATAATAGAGGAAGTTTAGTACTATATTATCCAGATGTATATTATAGAGGATTTGTAAATAACGAAGGAAATCAAGTTCCAGTTCCTATTTCAATGGCTGTACTACATGTATATGCAAGAAATGATATAAGAGCTAAATGGGGAGCACCTGCTGGTGTAAATAGAGGAACTTTATCATTAGTAGATGGTTTAGTAGTTCCATTATCAGAAGATATGATTTCAGCTTTATATGATGCTCAAGTTCCAGTTAATAGTATTAATAATATTTCTGGAAGAGGTTATATAGTTTGGGGAAATAAAACAGCAACAGCTACATCTCCATTCTTCGATAGAATCAATGTTGCAAGACTTGTTAAATATGTAACTAAACAAGCATACAATATTTCTTGGGAATATTTATTTGAACCTATATCAGATGCAATATTTGCAGAATGGGCAGCAAGAATGAATAGACTATTAAGAAATATAAAAGATAGTTATGGAATTGCAGCATATCAAGTAATAATGGATGATACTATTAATACACCAGAGACAATAGCACAAAATCAATTAAATGGTATTATTAGAATTAAACCACAAGAAGTTGCTGAATATATAAATATAGATTTACATGTTACTGATACTATAGAAGTAACAGTAGAATAATTTGTGAAAGGAGAATAATATTATGGCTGTAAAAACATCTAATGAGAAAGCAGTTGTAAAGACTGCTACTAGATTTAATACAAAAGAATTTCAACTTCAAAGAAAAAATCATTTTGAAGTTCAATTCATAAAAAATGATGCTGGAATAGAAATAGACCCAGACTTAAGATTTATGGTTGTATCATTCCCATTACCAAAAGAAACAACAGAAGTATCTGATGTATCTTACTTTAACCAAACAATTCATACAGCAGGTAAAACAACATTTGATAATACAACTATGGTATTAAGAGATACAATTAAATATGATACTGAGAAAAAATTCTTAAATTGGAGAAAGAAAGTATATGACCCACAAGAAGGAACTATGGGACTTGCTGCAGAATATAAATGTGATGCTATCGTAAGAGAGTATACACCAAATGGTGAACAATATAGAGAGTGGCAATTAGTTGGATGTTTCCCATCTGGAATTGATTATGGTGATTTATCATATGATGATGGTGGAGAAAAACAATTATCTGTAACAATTACATATGATTTTGCATACAGAACTGACTTAGATAAAGAAGTTAATTATTAAAATATACCTGGTTGTGACCAGATTAAGTTTAGAGACATTTTATACTTGAGGTATATAATTTTATTATCTCAAGTATAAAAACTCTTTAAATTAAGATTTAGAGTAAGATATATAGTAACTTTAAAAGTAATTTAGAAAGGAAGTTAGAAGAAATATGAATACTATTGAAAAAACAGTACAATTACCAAGTAATGGACTTTTTGGAGGTCCAAAAGAAGTAACAATAAGAGCAATGACAACTAGAGAGGAAAAAATAATTTTATCAGCAAAAGATTTTTCTGTATTTACACAATTGGTTAAATCTTGTATAGTAGAACCAAAAGAGTTAGATACGGGATTATTACATCAAAATGATATTATGTATTTAGTTTATGCTTTAAGAGAATTAACATTTGGACCAACATATATGCAAGAAATTATATGTCCTGAGTGTGGATTCAAGCATGAAAATGAAATTGATATTAATGCAATGGAAGTTAAAATATTAGATACTGAAAGTATCGATGAACTTTTGCAAGTAAAACTTCCAGTAAATGGAGATACTTTACAACTTAAGTTATTAAGTTCTGGTGATATGACAAGACTTGATAAACAAGTAAAAAGTAAAGCAGCCAAAGGAAGATTATTAGACCCAGAAACATATGAGTTTACTATTAAATTAATGGAAACAATAGTAAATAAAAATGGTGAAGAGTTTGAATCTTTTGAAGAGAAAAGAGATTATGTAGATAATCTTAATATGAGAGATTTAGTATCAATACAAAATACATTAAATAAGATAGAATTTGGATTAAATCCTGCTGTAATTGTAACTTGTAGTAAATGTAAAGAGGAAGTAGAGGTAAACGGACTAATTTGTCCAGAATTTTTTCGTCCTTCTAAATAATAAGAATTTAGTAGAAACACCTGAATTAGCTGAAGAGTATGACAATTATGCTTTTAAAATGTATAGAGGTACAATAGAAGAGCAGTTATACTTGAATGATTTAGGTGTTCCTTTTTCATATACGGATACTTTAGATGCTCAGAGTAGAAGAGATTTACTACAAATAGCATCAGCATGGAGAGAAGAACATCCAAAGAATAATTTATTAAATTTACAATAGGAAAGGAGGAATAATATGCCTGGAAGTAACAATTTTAGAGGTGGAAATGGAAATAATATGAGCTTCAGTGATTCACCAAGTATCGGAAATGGTATTACAGGCCATATGGAATCAGGTCTTGCTAGACAAGAATTTAGTAGTAGATTTTGGGATGATAGCAATGGTTATTTAAAACAAATAGGTAAAGAATTAGATACTATGATAGATAAATACCAAGACCTATTAAAGTATTCTAATGATATGACTAAGGCTAATAAAAGAACTGCTGAAGAAAGAAAAATGCAACTTGAAAGAGAACTAAAGTATGTAAAACTTATACAAGAACAGAAAGACATATCATCAGAAGCAGCACAAGAAATAATTAAAAGTTCTACAGATTTAGTATTAGATACTCAGAAGAAATTAATTACTAACTATACTAAATTAAAAGCAGTAAATAAAGATATGAAAGTAGATTTGGATAATATGAGTGAATATTATGCAAATCTTAAAACTGAATTTACTAATATGAATAAAGAAGTATCAGATACTTTAAATACGGCTGGTAAATCAGTAGATAAACTTAGTACTTCTATATCTAATTCATTAAAAAATGCAGGAGATAGACTTGCTAATTTATCAAATATGTTTTCATTATCTAAGATAGCAAATAATACAGCTGAACAAAATGCAAGAAGTATAGAGAAGATTCAATCTGATGTAATGAAACAATTTAATTTTACTTCAAATTCTCAATTTTATAGATTTGCAGATAGTCTAAATGGTACCTTAAAAGATATGAATAAGAATATGGGAAATCTATTTAATAATAATGACTTAAAAACTTACATGTCAAATTTAGGTGCTTTTGGAATAACAGATACTAAAATGGCAGAACAACAAATGAAGAGTTCTGTACTTGCTACTAAATATTTAGGAGTATCAACTGAAACTCAAACAATGATGTTTAAATATATGAAGAGAACAAATGATAACGATATTATTGAAAAACATAATCAAACAATAGTAGGGTTATTGAAATCAGATTTAGGTGTTAGTAAGGAACAATTAGATGCTTTATCTCAGATAGCTTATGGAAATGCTGAAGGTAAATCAGCAATAGGTATGACTAATACAGCAATAACAGCACAGCAATCAGCATCATTAATGGCGGGTTCTGTCTTAACTAATATGTATGGTGAAAAAGCAGCTAAAGCTATAATGAATTCAATGGATGAATTTTTATTAAATCCAGGAGATAGTAGGTGGGCTGC